TAACCACTTGCATCCCATCCAATAATTGCACTAGAGTTATTTATCCACGAAATAGTGTTAAATAAATTGTTAGTCCAGTAGATCAAACTCGTCAACGAATTAAGTGGCTCAGATACCGATTCACTATCAATAGTTGCAGTTAAAGATACTGCCGTATTAACGTTTGTTGCCTCAATCGCTACTTTTAATGCTTGCTTTGTTCTGATTGGATCACCCATCGGCATCAAAGCTGTTTGAACCCGTGATGTAATGTTATTGACTGGATCGTTATATAACCTATATAGATTATTATTGATTGTGCCAAATAATGCAATCTTGCCACCAATAGGAACTGAAGTAATGTATTTCATGGCATCACCTTGACTAGTAATAAACCATTTCTTTTCAAAAAACACCGCCTGTACATACCTAAACGACTGCGTAAACTGAGCATCGTAATATCTAAAGTTAAAAGCAGCACATAAAATGTTATTTAATAAGACTTGTCCCGCATAAACAGGGCTTGCAAAGTCAATATTAGGAATAATCCCATCTAAAGGATCGGAAAGTTTAGAAGTTGTAGATCCTACTAAAGCATACACCCCGTAGTTATTCATAAACATGACCGATCTAAAATACGGGAATATAGCATCTGCTAATTGAGAACCTACCGATGCAGATACGTTTGTATTCGTAAATAAAGTGGTTCCATTAGTCTGAACTCGAACATCTGAAAACACATTAATTGAATCATCGCCAAAAATGTATAAAAAGTTGTTAGCAGACAGTAATTGTTTAATATTTCCATGCAAAGTAGAGTCAACTAAAGTAACAGACCCCGCAGATACGCTTGTAAACTCACTAAATGATCCTGCTGCCGAAAAATACATCGTTCTGCCTTGAGCAACCCAAACTCGACCACTAAATGAAGCAATTGCCACATTAGGCGTGTTATTAATTGTTCCTGTAATAGCAGCGTTAACTGTTGGACCACCACCCGCAATACTAACCACTAAATTAGCTTGATTACTGTAACCTGAGCCTGGATTAGTCATGATGACTTGCGTTACGGTGTTTCCTATAACCACAGCATTAGCTACCGCTCCTGTACCGCCACCTCCTGTGATTGTAATTAAAGGTGTGCCTGTATAACCCGCACCACCATTGACCACATTAACAGAAACAGTTGAATTAGCAAAAGATAGAACCCCTGCAATGGCTGTAGCACCTGATCCATTACCATCTGTGCTTGTAAGAGTAACTGTCGGTGCTGTTGTATAGCCAGAACCACCATTAATTGTATAAATACTGCCAACGGAGTTTCCGCCAGACACTAAAGTTGTTACAGCGTTAGCTTGAACGCCATTAGCATCATTGGGTGCTGAAATAGTAACTGAAGGAGGCAAAGTATAGCCTGATCCTGGATTGGTAATAGCTACAACACCAATTGAGCCAATACTAACTACATTTGTACCATCCCATGAATAAAGACCCTTTTCAGGATCTAAAATCATCATGTATTGGTTATTCCATTGGCAAACTGTTACGCCAGAACTTGAAAACTTACCCGCAGCAGCAATTGTGCCTTTTGTGTTGGTTTGAATATTGAAATACTGTGCGCTACCATCTGCATTAAAAGAAATAACATAATCAAATATGTTTAAATTAATTGAATAAAAATTAGCGGTGCTTGTAAAAGTAACAGCAGCATTTCCTGAATCGTACACTTGATTAGAGTTAGGGATAACCCTTAAATTAGCATATCCAATAGGTTGTGCATTTTCAATCCAAGAAAACTCTGTTTCATCAATAGCGGTACGGTTAGCCTTAGTGTCAATGCCTTTAAATTGCTTGACAACTTGGTAGGACTTTTTTTGTTCTGCCGCAGCCATTAGAACGAACTCGAATAAGCAGAAGGCAAACGCCGTGTAAATACTGAGTTAAGAACGCTACTAATTTGTTTTTGATATTCTTGTTTGTAAATTTCTGATTCACCAAAACTTTGTTCATAAAACTTAGCTAAATAAGCAGCATAAAACTGAACAGGTTTGGTATAGGGATCATTAATCACATCCGTTGTACTTGCCGTAGCCAGTTGCAACGCATTAGGCAATATTACACAATCAATCTCAATTTGATAAATTTGATCAGGTACAGGTCCTAAATAAATTTGTTGTTGACCATACACGCTAAATGCTAAAGGTCTGCCAATATAGTTTTGCCAGAACCTCAACCTTGCATTAAAGTCAGTCCATGGTAAATAATCCATGGGAACTCGTGTATTACCCCAATAGAGGTTAATATTCACAATATCAAGTACGGTAGCATTAGAACTAGGTGATAAAGGCGTAGAACCCATTAAACTTGTTAATGCAGCGTAAGAAATGTTCTCACAATTACCAACATACGTCAGTCCTGCTGTTCCGTCTGCAAATTGTGTAGTCGGTGGATAGTTGGTGTAGTTATTTGTATTGTTAGCAGGATACGGTGGTGCTGTAGATCCTGATGTTCCTGCCTGAGTATATTGATAAATAAAGATGTTACTAAAAACAAAACTATTTAAAGTAACAGCAGTATTAGCAACCCACGCAGTTGGATATGTTGGTGTAACACCATTTAAAGCGGCACTTGGTGGAACCTGACATGGAGTTTGCGTGACAATGATTTCTCTGAGTGCGCCCGTATCTCTAACGACACGCTCACGTGCAGAGTTGATGTAATCTGTTAGCTGCTGATCTGTATAGAAATTAGAATTAGCGTCATGTAACAGCCTACGAACATCGGTAATGTAACTTGAAAGCGTTGCCATCTAAATTCCATATTAATTATGCTATTTTAAGGATGTTTCCCCCTGCCTTCTTAGAAGTTGGCAAGGGTACTTTTTCCACCAACGGGGATAACGATTGGTCCTTTTTTGGAGGCTCAGTTCCAATTTCCCATTGCTCCAATATTGCTATTGCAGCTTCTAAGTCATTGCTGGTTTTACACCAACCAAGCCTTGCCAAATATTTCTCTTTATCTGGATCGTGAATCCCAAAGATGTGTTTTGCCACTTCTTCAGGAATCTCTACAGTTTGATCCTTTTTAAATTCATAAAAGACCCCAGCGTAGCCATCCTTCAATTTTAAATCTGAACGGTTTGTAACAAAAATACCCATATTAAAATGTAACTACATCTCCATAAACTGCAATACTAGCTGTGTTTGTATTACCACTTGCAGTAACCACATTGACATATAAGGCTTGCGTTGTAAAACCAGTAATAGCAGTATTAGCTGTGTAAGTAATCGTTAAGTCTTGATATTTACCAGCAGTTGAAACTGCCGTCAAAACTGTATTACCCACTACAACATTTGATAAATTTCCATCATTTGAAGTAGTAATTGACACGTTAGCAAGAGCTATATTACCGTTAGATCCCATTACTGTAATTCTACGAGGAATTACAGAACCCGATCCTGCGAGTGCCCCTGCATTTGTTAATCCACCATTTAACAAAGGAATTGTAATTACAGCATTTCCCGTTGTATTTAGTGCAGTAGATTGAACATAACCAATACGACCATTCCCGAAACTATCAAGGTAATACTGTGATACTGAATCTGGATTAGCCATTATTGTTCCCCTTAACTAGTAAAAGTTGAAGAAACGTTCTGACCACCATTAGCTGTATACAGCGTAAGAGTTTGGTTGGATGTTGTTGCGTTTGCACGTACATTGTATCCGTCAGAAAGAATGGTTCCACCAGAGTTAGAGGCAATATAAGTCACCCAGTTGTTGACTGCTGCTCCTGTAGCATTTACATAAGTATTAACTTCAATAGCAACGTTAGCGGTTGCAACTAAAGGCATGATGTAAACACCTGCGGGAACGAACTGAGATATTAAAGTACCTGCGTTCATTGCTGTGAGATTACCGATACCGATACTTGAAATAGTGACTGGTTGCAGATACGCACCAGGAGTATTTGTACTGGTATTAGAAATCAGGATTTTATTGGATGCTAATGACATGGTTTCTTCTCCTTATAGTGAAATAGAGTTGTAACCTGAAACCCTAGTCATTGACTTAGGCTTAACGCTGACTAATTCTGCAATCATTAAGACTGCGCCAACGTAACCAATCTGCCAATTCGGGAGTGTCGATTCAAATCCAGTAAATACGAATGAACCTTGATCATGAATATACAAGGACAAGTAATTACTGTTTATGTAATACACAGTACCTTCAGGGCAATACGGATCAGGGTAAATAGGAACACCAGCAACCATTAATGCTCTAAAAGCGGCTTGAGGACCATTTGCATCGCCATCAAAACCATTTCCAGGAGTAATAACGTACTGTTCTTGACCTACAAAGTCTTGCGCTAATAATGTCCAAGTACCAAATCCGCAGACACCAAACGTAGGCACTTCAGCACCGTTTTTAACGGTTCCAGAAATGTACTGTAAAGTATTTTGACGAGTTGGGTTAACGTTACCTGCGTTGTAAACTTTCGATTTCCACCAAGTGTATGTTGAAC